ATTAAAATAAATTAAAATAAATTAAAATAAATTAAAATAAATTAAAATAAATTAAAATAAATTAAAATAAATTAAAATAAATTAAAATAAATTAAAATAAATTAAAATAAATTAAAATAAATTAAAAGTAAAAACATATTAATGATATAATGAAATTATTAATATTATATTTTTGTTTATTGAAAAGTAAAAATAAAAAATATTGTATTTTTTGATTTTATATTAAATATATTTATTTTATTTATTTAATGTTAGATATACATAAAGAAATAAAATTAAAACTTAATTATTTTTATGAAACTCATAGAGTTCCAAATATTATTTTTCATGGACCTTCAGGTTGTGGTAAAAAAACAATTGTTTTTGATTTTATAAATATTATTTATAGTAAAATAAAAGAAAAACAAAAAGATTATATTTATATTGTTAATTGTTCTCAAGGTAAAGGTATAAAATTTATTCGTGAAGATTTAAAATTTTTCGCAAAAACACATATAAACTCAAATTGTGGAGATATATTTAAATCAATTATTTTATTAAATGCTGATAAATTAACAATAGATGCCCAGTCAGCTCTAAGAAGATGTATTGAAATTTTTTGTCATAATACTCGTTTTTTTATTATTGTTGAAAATAAACAAAAATTATTAAAACCAATTATATCTCGTTTTTGTGAAATATATGTTCCACAACCATTATATAATAATAAAATAATTGATTTATACAAATATAATTCTTATAATAATAATGAATTAGAAATACTAGAAAATAAAAAAATAGAAACTCTTAAAAAATATTTGAATATTTTAAAAAATAAAAAAAATATAAATTATAATGAACTCATAAATATAACCATTAAACTTTATGAAAAAGGTTATTCAGGTATTGATTTAATATATATTTTAGATAACTCAAATAATTTTAATGACATTTCACCTGTTGAAAAATATAAATTTTTAATTATGTTTAGTGTAATTAAAAAAGAAATTAGAAATGAAAAGTTAATTATTTTATTTATTTTAAACTTTATTTTTTTAAATAAAAAACAAATACAAGAAAATTTTTTATTATTTTATTAATTTATTTATTTTTTATAAAAATCATTTCCATTTTATTATTTATTTTTTTTATATTATTTTTATTTACATTAATTTTTTTTGATAATAATATTTTTTCATCAATAATATTATTTAATTTTAAATTATTTTCTCTTTTAATTTTTATTTCTTCATTACTTAATATCATAGTATTTATTTTTTTTTTATATTCATCAATTTTATCTTTTCTTAGTTGTTTTATATCATATTCTTTAATTTCTTGTATTTTTACATGATCTTCTTCAATTTCTTGTATTTTTATGTTATCTTCTTCAATTTCTTGTATTTTTATATTATTTATATTATTTATATTTATCATTTTATAATTAAAAATAATAAAGTCATATTTATAAAAACTATTAATTAAAAATATAGATTTTTCATTTAAATATTTTAAATATTTTATGTTGTGTATATTATTATATTCATATTGATTTGAAACATTTTCAAAAAAATCAAAATCATTAAATCCTAATCTATTCATATTTGATTGTAAATTTTCCATTTTCAAAATAACACATTTTTTAAGAATTTTATTTTTATTAATAATAAAAATATATTGTGGTGTAATATGATTATCATATTTAAAATAATTTTTACGAATAAGTAAATCATTTAATATTTGTTCAACAATTTCAGGATTTTCATCTTTTTTTATTAAATTTTTAAAAAATAAATGAGAAATAATTCTATCATATGGATTTCTTACCGAAGAAATAATAGTTAAATTGTTAAAGTCAATATTAAAATATTTATTGTTAATTCTTATATCATTAAAAGTTGAATGTTGTAGACTATATGGTATTTCTTTTAAAACTTGACCATCCGAATGTAAACTTTGAAAACAGGGAACTACATTGAATTTTTTGAAAAAATAATTTTCAATACTTGTACCACCTGTTTTTGGTATATGAATAAATAATATTTTTTTATTTTCATAATATGGCATTAATAATATTATTATATAATAATTAAATATTTAAGTAATAATACTTAAAAAAGAATAAATAATATTATATTATGGATGAATATAACCTTGGAATGTTATCATCAAGTAAAGATGAATGGATTAGTAGAATTATAAGTATATTAACACCACTAATAATAGAAGGTATAAAATCTATATTTTTTGAAGCATTTGAGGTTTGTAAAAAAACAAATGAACAAGATAAATATTTAATGACTTTTCAAAATTTTATATCAAGAATACCAAAATGGAATAATACAATAATTGAAAATGAAAGAAAACGAATTATTGAAAAAAGCGGTTGTGCTTATTTTGAAGATTTGTTAACTTGTGTTCATATTATTCAATTGAAATTATTAACAGCAGTGAGAGTTGGACAAAAACAAAAAAAAATAGATATTAACATTGTTAAAATAGATGAGTTTATACATAAAGTATATATAAATGTAGCAAGAAAAGTTTATAAAAATGTTTATCTTTTTCAATTAAATATTGAAGCTTTACAAATACAAAAAAATAATAGAGAATTAGAAATTATTATTCAAGAATGTATTTTATTTACAATAAGAGATAGTATTCCTATTGAAAATATTTTAAAAGTATATTTAAATGAAACTATTGAAGAAGATGTAACAGAAGAAATAAATGAAAAAATTATTAATGAAAAAATAGATTATAATATTATTAATAAAGAAATACAAGAACAAAAAGAAATTCAAGAACAAAAAGAAAAAGAAGAAAAAATAAAACAAGAAAAAATAAAACAAGAAAAAGAAAAAGAAGAAAAAGAAAATCAACAACGTGAAAATCAAGAACGTGAAAATCAAGAAAAAAATAATAATATTAAAATAACTTTTGATAATATCCCTTCATCAAACAACAATGATAAAAATAAAACAAATTATGACAATAGTGATGATGAAAATGATGATTTAAAATTAAATATTTTAGATGATAATATTATTTTAGACGATGTTGAAGATTTAAATTATTTAGATAATAAAATAAATAGTGAAACAAATAATGAAACAAATAATGAAATAAAGTCAAAGTCAAAATCAAAATTCTTAGATGATATAGAAATTTTACTTTAAAATATAGGATCAGATAAAAATGCGTTAGGTGTTGTATTTATGTTTGTTATTTTTTGAATTGATGGAGAAACTTGTTCTAAAATAAAATCTCCAGCAATTACACTAAAATAAACTAATAATGAATCTCTTATTAAATATTTTAATGGTTTTTTATATTCACTTTCAATAAATTTCATTTCTATTATTTTAATAATTGTAAAAATAATTGAAATTACAAAAGAAATAATAAATATATTATTCATTATATATTTATTATTTATTTCAATAATTTAATAATAAACGAATTATCTACCAGTCCAAACTTTAATCCACTCCTTTGGTATTCTTTTTTTTACGAATAAATCATTATGATATTCATCATAATTATAACCCCATCTTAAATAAGTTTGTATTCCACCAAATAATGATCTAACATTTTTTAACATAGGATTTTCTTCATGAAATATCAATGCAAAAATTCTTTCTAAAGAACATCTATCTCTTCTACAAGAAACATAGTTTAATAAGTTTTCAATATTATATTTTTTTTGTATTTTAACTAAAAAATCGTGATTTATAAAACACTGACAACCAAAAACACCATACCATTTGTTGGTTTTATTTCCTGAAAAACTCATAATAAAATCACCACCAACCTTTAACATTTCTAACAACTTAGTATTATTTTTTAAACCTTTAAGAATTCTATTTGTGTTGTCAGGATTATCATCATGATCTGGAAAATGCCATATAGGCAAAACAGGCATTTTAATTCTCCCAAAGTTAATTTTTTTATGAATAAAAACACTATCATGAATAATAACAGCATTATTAAACCATTTATTTTTTAAAAAATAAATAAACGGTAAAAGTTCACCTCTTTTAGGATATTGTGATTTAATAATAGTTGTATTTTTATAATTGTGATCTGATTTTAAAAACTCTTGATCACTGTTATCATCAATAATAATTATTTTTTTTAATGGATATATTGATCTTATTAACTTAACAGATTGATTCCAATATTTATTTGTTTTTTCAGAAATAACATGTCTTGTTATAATAAATCCATAGTCTTCCATTTTATATTATTATTATATTATTAGTTTTTAATAATATTTCGGTATATTATCTATATTTATTATAGTTTCTTTTTTATTTATATTTTTTTTATTGATAATAAGTTGTTTAAATATATCTTTTTTTAATTGATTTTCAGGTGTATGATTATGAACTATTCTTGAAATCATTTTATATAATTTAAAATCAGGATAACGTTCTGTTCCATCATTTTTATATAATATATTTATTCCTTTATCATCACTACACCACTCAACAACAAGTTGTGTAATATTATCACATTTTTCTATATTTTTTATATTAGATAAATCATCAACTAAATAATCAAAAATAGAACATCCTAATCTACATAAATCAAAACTAAAGTTAGGTTCTAACCTTGGTTTTCTTTCATCAAAAAATGGTTCTGTATTATATTGTGTAGCTGCATCTCCACCTATTTTAAAACTATCACTACAAAATATTTCATTATTGTATTTGTATATACTTCTGTTAAAGTCTATAATTTTAAATATTTTTCCAAATGTTTCAACTTTATAATAAATGTTATTATAACAATAATAAATAAACTTTTTATTAGTTGTATTATACATAACATTATTTGTATGTAAGTCATTATGTGTTAAATAAAATGCTTTTTGATATGTTAATAAAGTCATAATAATTTGCATAAATATATTTGTCATTTCTTTTATTTCTATTTTATCATTTGATAATAAATAGTCCAAAGTATTTTCACAGTTTTCAATACATATTACTTGAACAGGAAATTTTGGTATTGTTGCTTTAATTTCTTCTTGTTCTTCTTCTTCATCATCTTCGTCTTCGTCTTCGTCTTCATCATTAATATCTTCATAACTTGATTCTTCATCATCTTCATCATTTTCATCATTTTTTTCAATATTTTTTATATCTTCTAAAATTTGAATGTCTTCCAATTTTTGAATACCTTCCAATTTTTGAATACCTTCAAATTTTTCAATATATTCAAAATTTTCTATATTTTCCAAATTTTCTATATTTTCCAAATTTTCTATATTTTCCAAATTTTCTATATTTTCCAAATTTTCTATATTTTCCAAATTTTCTATATTTTCCAAATTTTCTATATCTTCCAAATTTTCATAATCACAATCTTGATTTTTTGAATTTTCATCACTATTTGTATATGATGTTCTTGATGAACAAGAAGAAGATGAAGAAAAAGATTTTATTGTTGTTGTTAAATTATCAGTTTTTTCAAGTATATTTAATTCATTTATATTAGTTATTTCTAAAGATTGTGAAGAATTTTCCAAATATGGTAATATTTCAATTTCATTATCTAAGATAATATTATTATTTAAAATATCGGAATTATGAATTATTAATGGATTTTTAAATTTATTTTTACTTATATTAGAATTATTTTCATCTTCAATAATAATTTTTGAATAGTCATCAACAAAAAATAAATTATTTTTATGTTTAATAAAAAACTTTGAAGATGCAAGATATTCAATGTCATCTTCAACATTAATGATAAAATTATTTTTTATGGATAAAAAAGAACCATAAAAGTCTATTCCATTAATAAAATTATGTTTATTAAATAATATACTAGATAAATAATAAAAAAAACCTTCAACATAACAAGAATTATTTATTTCGTTTATTTTATTATATACAACTGATTTTTCTTTTATAATATTATAGTCATCAATAGTAGGAATATTAAACATATTTTCATCTGGAATATCATATTTACCTGATAAAAACTTATATGGGTCTAATAAAGGTGCTAGTTTAATAAAAATTTGTTTTTTAATTTTACTATTATTTTTATCATTCACAATAACAACATTATAAGAGTTGTTATAATCATTATAACTTAATATTTTATCTACAAAGTTATTGTGATTTAAGTTAATATTATTGTAATTTGTATGATTTAAAGAAAAAAATCTACTATAAATTGGTATATAATTTTGAGTGTTATATAAAGAAAGTTCTTTTATTTTTTTAAAACTATCAAAAAGTTCTGTATTTTTTCTTTTTTTATAATTTAAAATCATAGTTTATATGTTTTTATAAAAATATTAATAATAATAGTTTTAAACTCAAATAATAATTAGTTTAAAATATAATTAAATTATATTTTAAATTATTATATTTATAAATATGGCTAGTTTAGAATTAAAAAAATTTGATATGCGTTCTATTAATTTCAAAATAAATGATAATAAAGGACCAGTTGTTTGTTTAATTGGAAGAAGAGATAGTGGTAAATCTTTCTTAGTTCGTGATTTATTATATTACCATCAAGATATTCCAATTGGAACTGTAATAGCAGGAACAGAAGAAGGAAATGGATTTTATGGAAAACTTGTTCCTAAACTTTTTATTCATAATGAATATAATTCTGTTATTATTGAAAATATACTTAAAAGACAAAGACAAGTTTTAAAACAAATACATAAAGAAATTATTAGTTATAAAAAATCGAATATTGATCCAAGAGCTTTTGTAATTTTAGATGATTGTTTATATGATAATACTTGGACTAGAGATAAAATGATGCGTTTACTTTTTTTAAACGGCAGGCATTGGAAAGTAATGTTAATCGTAACAATGCAGTATCCGTTAGGAATACCTCCAACTCTAAGAACAAACATAGATTATGTTTTTATTCTTAGAGAACCTTATTTTGCTAATAGAAAAAGAATATATGAAAATTACTGTGGAATGTTTCCTACTTTTGAAAGTTTTTGTCAAGTCCTTGACAGTACTACTGAAAATTATGAATGTTTAGTTATTGATAATAATGTTAAATCAAACAAAATACAAGATATGGTTTATTGGTATAAAGCCAATGACCATAATGATTTTAAATTAGGAAGTAAGGAGTTTTGGGATTTAAGTAAAAATATACCAGATGATGATGATAATGAAGAACAATATGACCCTTCTAAAATTAAAAAAAGAGGTTCTGGTCCTATCATTAATGTGAAAAAAAATAAATGGTAAAAAACTTCTTATTATTTTTCTATTAGTAAATTATTTTTTTATTAGTAAATTATTTTTATATTAGTAAAATTCTATAAGTAAAAAATTAATATAAAACATTCATTTTAAATGGATCACCTATTAAACTATTTAAATCTTGTTTTGTATTTTTATCAATAACAATATCATTTCCTTCAAATAATTCATTTTTTAATTCAGTAAGAGTAATATTTTCATTATCTTTAAAAAACTTTTCTTGTGTAGTGTTAGAAATACCTACTAAATTACCTTCTTCATCAACATCTTGAGTAAGAAGATTACCAGATTTTTCAGCGTTTTTAATATTTTCTTCAATAGCCTTTTTCTTAGTTTCTTTAAGTCTTTGTTCAAACTCATTTTTAGCTATTTGTTCATTTTTAATTTTTTCATGCATTAATTTATTTAATTCTTCTTCCATATATTCAACTCTACCTGTTTTGTAAGCATCAGGATCCCACATTAGCCATTGACCTATAGGACCTACAAAAATATCAAAACTTGGGTCAATTTCACGTAATATTTTACATCTAATTTCAGCTTCTTCTTGTGTTGGATATGAACCTCTAATTTTAACACCTCGTGTTGAAGTTTGAAAATTATGTATTTTATTGAATTCTTTTTCAATATCTTCTTGGTATTTATCTAAGAAAGTTTGATAATCGGCATCAACATTATAAGACATTAAATCTTTTTTTTCTTCTTCAACAAATTCTTGGAAATCATTTAGTAAAACTTCACTTTGAATAGTATATTTATGACTAATAAAATTAACAAATTGAATAAATTTTTCCATAGACTTAATAAAGTCCCATTTATTAACAAATTTTTCAAAAATAAATAAGTTTTTATCTTTTAGTATTTTTTCAGGTGTTAAAAAAGATATACAACAAAAGTTTTGTCCCGCTATTGGTTTATCAACATCTAATAAATCAATATATTTAGGATTTTTTTTTCCTTCCTTATTTAATTTTCTTTCAAAAGACTTTTTAGACATATATAAATTATTAATTAATAGTATTTTTAAATGTTTTTTTTAACTTATTATTTAATTTTTAAAATAATAATATATTATTTTCTTATTAAACTATATAATGAACGGAATGTTTGACATAATGGAACTAATTAAAAGAATAATCAAGTATTTAGTTGAAGGTCTAATGGTTTCTCTTGTAGCTTATGCTATTCCAAAACAAAGTTTGAAGTTAGAAGAAATTTCTTTAATTGCTTTAACAGCTGCAGCAACTTTTGCTATTTTAGATACTTATTTACCGGCTATGAGTGCTGGAGCTCATCAAGGAGCTGCTTTTGGTATAGGTGCTAATCTTGTTGGTTTTCCAGGAGGACTATAATTTTATTTTTAGCAAATATTAATTGTTTTAACTAAAATAATTAATTAAAATAATTTAAAAAGAAAAAAAAATGATTAAAAAATAATTATATTTAGTAATATTATAAATATGATATTTGATAGTATAACAGGAAGTCTTTCAAAAGATTATTGCCTTTACTTTTACGTTTTAACAATTTTAGCTTTTATTTCTTTTTTCTTTTCTTTAATTGCTTTAGCAGCAGGTCTATTTAGAAAGAAATTTACTATAGAAGTATTTTTAGGATTGCTTTCAGCACCTGTTTCTCTCTTTTTAGCATATCTTGCAAATCGCCTATTATATAATATGTGTGTTTCAAGTATTCGTTAAAATTTATTTGTTTTATTTTAAATTGTTTGTATATATTCCCAATTTAATGTTTTACACATTTTAAACCATATCATATCTTGTTCTATAATTTTAACTCTATCTTTTAACATAGGTATATGTTCTAAATATAATGTTTCTCCCAACAATTCACAAAGTTTATATAAAACATAATGATAATTTAAAAAATTTACTCTATAGTCAGGTACGTGTTTAGAATAAGGTGCTTGTAATTCTATAAATAAGTTACATAATGTTTCTTCTAGTTCATAAGACATTGTTATAGGTTTTATTCCTAATTTATTTTTAATAAAAGCTATATGTTCATAATAGTTATTATAGTTTAATTTTTTAAGTATTTCTTTTATCTTAGTATGATTTAATTCTTTTAATTGTATTCTTTCTTTTTTAATTTGTTGTTTTATATTTTCTATTATTTCATTAGGTATTTGTGTTGTTTCTTTTCCTTGAAATTGTGATAATATTTCTTTAAAATGATTAATCTTTTTATAAGCATAAAAACAAACTTCTTTAGGAGGTTCTTTATAAGATGGTTTTTCATTTTCAACTAAATAAGGAACATTTTTAAAACAAGAATTACATAATAAAACACCTTCATCTTCAAGGACAATTAATTCTCCTTTTTTACAATATTCACATAAATCATTATCACTTGTATATAAACTCATATCAATAAAATTATCACTTATATTTGATAAATAACTTTTAACAATATTTTTATTTTGCTTATTGTTTAAAATAATATCTTCATTATCATTTTTGATTTTAAAAAAATCACCTATTATTTTACTTTTTGATTGATTAATTATATGTTTACTTTTTTCATTGATATTTTTTTTATTTTCAAAATATTCAAATATATATTTACTATTTTTAAGATAATATTTTTTTTTCTTATTTTTCAATAGTTTTATTTTTTCATTAACTTCATTTATTTTATCTTCTAAAAATATTTTATCATCTATACTTTTTATTTCTTTATGATTATTTAGTTTTTTTAATAAAATATTTTTTTCATTTTTTAATTTAGGTATTACTACTTTTTCATTTGTATTAAACTCCTCAATAAACTCATTATGTTTTTTATCAAGTGTTGTAATTAAATTATTATCTATATTATATCTTTTTTTAGTTTGCTTTGTTTTAAACATAATAAATAATAATATACTTATTTTTAAATGTATATTAAAAAAATTATTATATGTTAAAAAATGTATTTAATAAACATTCTATAATATAATATGAATAACATTGAACTTGATAAATTTTGTTTTCAAAAAATGGTTTTTATTTATAATGCCTTACAAGATGGTTGGGTTGTAAAAAAAAAAGATAATGTTTATATTTTTACGAAAAAACATGAAAATAAAAAAGAAGTTTACTTAGATACATTTTTAAATAACTTTATTTCCAAAAATACAGATATTAATCGACTTATACAAAAAAATATATAACTATTACTTTATTTACTTTATTTACTTTAAACAACTTAAAAAGGATATATATATGAATATTAGAATATTAAGAATAAAATTTTATTCAAAAACTTAAAACTTTGTCTTAGTGATCTAAAATACATGGGTTCAAATCCAATAATTTGTAAATGGTTTTGTAGCACAGTTGGTTAGTGCATTCGACTGTTAATCGAAAGGTCGCAGGTTCGAGCCCTGCCAAAACCGATATAATAATAATAACATTATTATTACTGTTATTATTACTGTTATTATTACTGTTATTATTAATATATTGTATCCATATTATGCCAATACATACCATCACCTTTTTTAACATCATACAAAAATCTAAAAATTTGTATTCTTGATAAAGGAACATTAACTCTATATTTCGCAAGAGGATGAATATCTATTACTTTTGAACTGGTTTCAGAACCTTTATTTATCTTTTGTTGTAAACATAAAACATAACTTATAAAAAAACTTTTATACATTAAATTTTTTTGTTGAATTGTATAATTTAATCTTATTAAATATTCATTTCTTAATAAAACAACTAAAATTTTTAAACCAATTATATCAGCAATATCTTCTCCTACACCTGGTGAAGCATTAAATATAATACCATCTTTTTTTGAAAAATATTCATATTGTTTTATAATGTCCATTTTTTTTTGGTTAAATATTTTTTCATCATTACTATTCCAAAAATTATTTAATTTACCTGTATAATCAAATAACCTTCCTGTATTATCTAAACAATGTGCCATTTCATGTGCTATTGTATAACCAATACGTGATAAATTAAACTCAATTGATCTTTCAATATTTATAAAAGGATATTGTATTACTGCTAACGGAATAAATATATCATTACTTGTAGGTGTATAAAAAGCATTTACAAGATATAATTGTTTTCCTAATATTTTATGATTTACCCAATCAAAATAAGGTATAATTTTATTAAAACTTATACCATCAATTGATATAAACACATTTTTACGATATTCAAAAACTTTTGTTATATTATACCATACATCATTTTCTCTATATTCAATATCTGGATCATCAAGTAAATTTTTTGATGAACCTATTGATAATTTTAAATATTCAATTTTTAATAACGCATTTTTCTTAGCTTTAGGTGACAACCATTTACATTCTTCAATCATCTTTTGAAAAACATGTTTCATACGAATAAATATATCTATTACATAATCAATATAATTTTGATCATATATACTTTTTTCATAAATTTCAGAAATTTTTTTATTAAAAGCTAAAGAAGCAATAAATATAGGCATTATGTATATAGGAAGTCGTAAAACTATTTTTTTTATATATTTTTTATAAAAATTAAAATAAATTGGAAATAACTTTTTACTATAATGAATTTGTGATCTTATAACTATATAAACATACCATGCTTTCCATTCTTCATTTTTCCAATTTTTATTTAATATTTCCATTATATTTTTTAAATAACTAAGATTTGGAACAATAAATGTTGATGGAACTTTTTTATATCCTAACTTTTCTGAAAATTGTTTAAAATCAAATCCATATAACTTTAATGATTCACTAGTTTTTACAACATTATAATTCATTATTTTATCATCATTTTCAAGATTTCTATTTTTCATGTTTAAATACATCAATTTTCCAACATTAAATAAACTTTCATTTTTAAAATTATGTTTATTTTTTCCAAAAACACCATTAAATAAATCATCTGTATAAATAAAATATCTTTTATTAAAATATTTTTTATATTTTATTCTTTCTTTTGTATCATCATTATTTTCTAGATATAAATCTAAATCATAATATGGTAAATGTGTTGGTAATATTGTTGACTTATATATTGTGGGATTTTTTACATCTATTTCTACATTCCAATAAATAGGTGATTGTTTTTTTATTATTTCGTTACCATTTAAATAAGCTAATAGTCCATATAAATCATCATTTTCTATAAAATCTTCAATATCATTCTTTGATTTTATCATATGAGCTAAAACTATATCATCACCTTCATAACTATATAAACCATATTTAAGGATAGAATTAAAATAATTATTCATATTAATTATTTTTTTATTTTTTGGATTTTTTTTCAATTCATCAAACATATAAATGTTAGTTAATGAAAACAAATCACTTAACACTTTTTGTTCAGAAACTCTAAATATATCATATTTATTATAAAAATTACTTTTAGCAAAATATGTTTTGTTTACTTTTTCAAACCAAGGATTTAAAACCCAAGAATAAAAATCATTTTGGGGTTTAGTATTTTTTTTTGATACATAGTCCTTAAACATAAATTTTTCTTTATCAGTTATTTCTTTTTCATTTAATTTATCAAGATCTTTATATTCAATATAATTATAAGGAACCATAAAATCTCTAATTATATTTTTATTTTTTTTAATAATACCTATAAATTTTTTTTTATCTTTTACAAAAGTTTTTAATATTTTATTTTTAAAAGTCATATTTTTTATTTTAAATTTTTCTTCAAAAGTATTTTTTGTTAAATATAAAAAATCTTGTCTTTTTGATAAATCAATATTATTATTATTATTATTATTTTTTATTGTTTTTTTATGTGTTTTTTTATTTTTTTTTATAGATATATTTTTTATTTTTTTTTTATCTTTTAAATGTTTTTTTGTTTTGTTATTATATATTTTCATTTTATACTATAATTATATTTTTATTTTATTTATTTTTATATTTATCTTATTTTTAATATTAATTTTTTATGTTCTTATGATATATGATACAAAATATTTTTAAAAGTTTTTAAAAGTAAAAATAAACTAGTTAATTAGTTAATTAACTAGTTTATTTAATTAATTAATTAATTAGTTTAAATAAAAATTATTTTCTTTAGCAATATTATATAAATATGGGAGGTGGACTCATAAAATAATTGTGAGTAACAAGAGGCGTGAAAAGCGTGCAACCTCTTAGTACATAATAAAGTATATTATGTGCAACACAACCAAATTGCGGGAACTCCCTTAGAGTTCTAACTACCACTCTATTTTTGAAAAAATATAGAGGAACTCGGTTAATAGCCGAACCCAAAGGTAATAATGTTAGAAATTGGGAAATCCGCAGCCAAGCTCCTAAGTGTGTTATTAGTTAGCATAAGGAGAAGGTTCAACGACTTGATGATTGTGGGTCTTAAATGATAGAATGACTATCTTGATAAGGCATAAAGTAAAGTCTGGTCCTAATACGAAAGATTAGGTGAATATATAATCAAGCAAATATATTCTGTAAAACATAACGGCAATTAGTAGCTTATGGAGCACAAGATGTATACCTTAAAAACCTGTAGGGTATAAAAACATCGGGGAATATTGAAAAAATAAGATATTCATAAAGCCCTTTGTGGAAGCATTTAGCACCACTGATGTTAATGAGGGAAACTTATTTAAAGTTTTAAAAACCCTTGTGAGAAAATCAAATTGCTTGAAACCCCTAAAGCTTATTCTACTAAACAATTTTTGTGAAAAAATTGTGGCTAAGACAAAAAACTTAGGTATAGTAAAAATGAATAAGATGATTTAGTTAATTATTTAATTAATGAAATGGGCAATGAGCATCCAAGCTTCTTAGATAATTCAAGACAAAATAATATAAAAACTTATTCTGTAAACAAAATATAATTAGAAATGGAAGATTTAAATGAAACAAGAAATTGTTTTAAATGCAATCTTAATAAACCAATAACTCAATTTAGAAAATATACAAATACTCTCAATTCATATTCTTGGACTTGTAAAAAATGTTCAAATGAAAAAGATAAACTAAGAAAAAAAAACATTAGACGAAAAAAAATAGAAAATTATATTGTTAAATGTGAAATTTGTAATGAAGAAAAACCATTAATAACATTTGCAAAACTTAAAAAGTTTTATAAAAAAAAAATATGTAATTCTTGTTATCCAAGTTTTTTAACAAAACAAAAAAATGAATGGTGTAAAAATGAAAGTATAACAAATATTAATTATAGATTAAAAAAATCATTAGCATACCGTCTTAGAAATGTTTTAAAAAATTTAAAATTAGAAAAAAATAACTCAACTATAAATTATATTGGTTGTAATATTCAATATTTAAAAGAATGGTTTGAATATAATTTTTCAGAAGAAATGAATTGGGATAATTACGGAAGTTATTGGAGTATTGACCATGTTTTACCTGTTTGTATTTTTGATTTAACAAATGAAGATGAAAAAATGAAATGTTGGAGTTGGAGTAATTTAATGCCAGTAACTATAAAATATAATTCATCAAAAAAAAGTATAGATATACAACAAGTTAATAATATTATAAAAAAAATAGAATTATTCAAAGAAGAAGGTTCAACGACTAAATGGTTTTCGGGAGATTTTATTTTAAGTTCAAAAATTGTTGATGAAAAAATATTAAGTTAACACTAAATTAACACTAAATTAACACTAAATTAACACTAAATTAACACTAAATTAAAATAAATATCTTTAAGATATAGTCTAATCTTTATTGAAAGATAAAGTAGCGGAAATGTACAGGTAACCCGCAAATTACTTTTTGGAAAGTAACATATAGACGCTATACAAATTTTTCAATTGAATCTATTGAACAAACATTTAACGGACAAGCTGACTTTGGACGAAGAGTTACTTGTATTATCAGTCGTAATGGAGATTTAGCTTATAGAACTTATCTTCAAGTTACACTACCTGAAATTAATCAACTTATGGGTGTTTCTAGTTATTCATCAACACAAGGAACAGGAGTTTATGCTCGTTGGTTAGATTTCCCAGGAGAACAACTAATCGCACAAGTTGAAGTTGAAATTGGAGGTCAAAGAATTGATAGACAATATGGTGATTGGATGCATATTTGGAATCAACTTACAATGACATCAGAACAACAAAGAGGATATTTCAAGATGGTTGGAAATACAACACAATTAACTTTTATCACTGATCCTTCTTTCGCACAAGTTGATGGTCCTTGTGACTCTCTTGCTCCAAGACAAGTGTGTGCACCTCGTAATGCTCTTCCTGAAACAACACTTTATATTCCTTTCCAGTTTTGGTTTTGCTCCAATCCTGGTTTAGCGTTACCTCTTATTGCCTTGAATTCTGTAGGGCACAAAAGCACTCATCTTAAAACGAATATGAATAGTTTTAAGGAAAATATGTTGAAGGTTCATAATGACTTTTTAAGTCAAAGTCCTCAGGTGCTAGTAGCTTGTTATTAAAAACGAGTTGCGACATATCCAAATTGACGGGAAGTTCCTAAAGATGTACAAAAAAAATTGATAATATAATTATTGAAATAAATATAAAAAAAAAGTTATTAATGGTAATATAGATATAAATAGATCTAAATCATGCAAGTTACAACTACACTACTATTTTAATAATATTGTTAATATAAATCGTTTCAATAAAATAAATAATCAATTTTTGGGTTACCAAACTTTAAATGAAAGTTTAAAGTGGCTGAGAATAAAAACCTCAGGTATGGTAAAAAAACCACATATGAAATTAGATTTTAAAAAATCTAATGAAATGGATAATCCGCAGCCAAACTCCTAAATCCGTTATGATAAGGACACGGAGGAGGTTCAACGACTAAATGGTTATGGGTCTGAAGTATTTAATCAATACTAATGATGGCTTAAGATATAGTCTATTCCCAATTGTTAAACAAAATACACCTAAAGGTGGGGTAAATCGTGAGTACAGTATCACGAAGTTAAAATAAATCTTGATATTCGTCCTATCAACGAATGTTTATGGGCAGTTACTACTTTAAGTTGCCAAGACCCAACAACACAGGTTCAATACACACCTGGAAAGACAGTTAGTGCTTCTATTGCTTATAATCAGTCACTCGTAGCTGCTTCTCTGTATGTTGATTATATTTTCTTAGATACAGATGAACGAAGACGCTTCGCACAGAACCCTCACGAATATTTGATTTCCCAGTTACAGTTCACGGGAGACGAATCTGTGGGCAGCTCGTCAAATAAAATCAAGCTACAATTCAATCACCCTGTTAAAGAACTAATTTGGGTTGTTCAACCTGACAGTAATGTTGATTACTGTGGATCTCTCGTTTGTGATGGTTTATTATATAAGGTTCTTGGAGCTCAACCATTTAACTATACTGATGCGATTGATGCTCTTCCTAATGCGATTCACGCATTTGGTGGACCTGCTGAAACAGGTGGTGCTAATGCGTTTATTGACGCCCGTGGTCTTTTTGAAGATGCTGGTGCTATTGATGTTAATATTCCTTATGGTTTCACAGGATACTGGCATGGACCTCAAAATCCTTATAATGAACCAAATTTTGGAGGTCCTAATGTTCAACTTCCAGCATCTTATGTTGCTTCTGATCCTGTTCTTTCGCAACTTACTGGCGTAAATACAGTTGGAAATCATAACAGTGGTTCTACAGTATCTGATGCGGGAACTTTTGTTCTTACTGAAACTTCTTTAGACATGCATTGTTGGGGTCTTAATCCTGTTGTCACTGCTAAATTACAGCTTAATGGACAAGATCGTTTCTCTGAACGTGAAGGAAGTTATTTCAGTTGGGTTCAACCTTTCCAAGCACACACAAGAAATCCTGATGAAGGTATTAATGTATATTCTTTTGCTTTGAGACCTGAAGAACATCAACCCAGCGGCACGTGCAACTTCTCCAGAATTGATAATGCTACACTTCAACTTGTCCTGTCAAATGCGACTGTTGAAGGAACAAAAACCGCAAAGGTTCGTGTTTATGCAACAAATTATAATGTTTTGAGAATTATGAGTGGTATGGGAGGCCTTAACGAATTATTAACTTTAATTTTTTACGCTATGTTAATTATTGAGCAGGGCATAAAAGCAGTATGCTATAATAAAGTGAGCTCTTATTATAGAAAACCATTTGAGACCTCACACAATATTCCCTGTCCAACTGCTAGTAGTTTATGTTATTGACTAACTAAACTGCGACATATCTTGTTGTTCTGGAAACTCCTGAGAGCTTTTTCTACTAAGGTCAATAATGAAAATTATGACTGGTCAAGAGTAATGAACTTGAGTATAGTAATAATGAAAAAGATTGGACAACCAGCATGCTTACTACCTAAGTGCGTTATGCAAGTATATGGTAGGGCGTCAGAGACTGAACGGATATGGGTTAATGATGAAGGTTTAAGCAACCTGAGTTGGCTTAAGATACAGTCCAGCCCCTATGGAAACATAGGGGAGTAAAGTGCTTACAGTAATTAATTTTATATACACAAATTATATATTTTCACTATTAATATTTACTATTTCTATTTTTATTCAATTAATATTTTTATTTATAATAATATTAATCTTACAAATAATTTATGGGGGGTAAATAGTATTTACATCCCTTTATAAATGATAATATAAAAATATATCTAAGAAATAATATATGGATTAATTCTTTAATATTTAATGTATTTTTCTTAGAATAAAAATAAAAATGAGTTAAAAATATTACATTATATATTAATAGCATAATAATATGGAAAATACAGATATTTTGATTAATATTTATATTGGTAATAGACCAAACATGAATTTAATAAGTCAATTTTCAAAAGGACATTATTTTAATATTGGAAAATCAGCTAATGTTTATAAAAATCCAATATGGGAGGTTTGTGAAAATAATAAAAAATATTATATAATGTATTGTGAAAAAAATACATTTATAAAAATATGTGATATATCTTATAAAAAAATATTGGATTTTGAAAAAGAAAAAAACGAAAATAAAAAATTAACTTGGTATAAACTTAAAAATGGATATATTTCTTGTTCAAAAAGTTTATATTTACATCAAATTATAACAAATTGTTATGGAAATGGTAAGGGAACAAAAAATATAAGTGTAGATCATATTGATAGAGACCCATTTAATAATATTTTTGATAATCTAAGAATATCAACAAGAAAAGAACAAGAAAATAATTCAAAAGGTATTATGGAAGGAACAAAAAGAGAAAGAAAACATAATGCTAAACCATTACCTAATGAAATAACTCAAAATATGATGAAAAAATATGTTGTATATTATCACGAATGGTTAAATAAAGAAAAAACAAGGAGTAGGGAATTTTTTAAAATAGAAAAACATCCAAAATTAAAAAAAATATGGATAGGAACAAAATCAAATAAAATATCAATATTAGATAAATTAAATCAAGCTAATAAAATGATAGAAGAAATAGATGAATTGTAACTATTTTTATTTATTTTAATGAAAATGAAAGGTTTGAGAGTTTAACTGACATAAGTTTTTAACTAAAAGATTTAAACTTACTTTGTAAGTTATATTTAATAAAAATATATTATATTTTTTCTTACTTAATTATGTGATGAAAAACCTTTATTTATAGCAAGTGATATTGGAAATATATTGGAAATATCAAATATTAGATCTTCTATACAAATTTTTGATAACACCGAAAGACGTGTCGATACTATGGACACGTCTACAGGAGTTAAACAAGTTTCTTTTCTTAGATGAAAAAGTAGTTTGTTTTTTAATTAATATTAATTTTTTATTTAATTACAAAGTATGAACTTTAGATACAATCTTTAAGTATTTAAAATTACTTAAAAAATATTTTATGTATTAATATAGTTTTGTAAAATGGTAAAAACAATTGATATATTATTTAATATTATAGAAAAAAATATTCCTATGACAAATAGTGTATTACATGATTATTTTGGTAATAATGATTATGAAGTAGTGTCAGTTATATTAGAATTATATGCGGTACTTATAAAAATAAAAGGAATACCAAAAAAATTATTTGAGAATTGTTTTGTTACTAATAGATTAGACGAATTGATACATAAAAAATATAAACATCATAAAAGTCAATATTATAAAATATTTTGTGAAAAAAATATGAAAATAGGTGAAACATATATTCTTTCGAGTGAAGATGATAGTATTTTAATTGAAAAAATGGAAATATATGATGATGATTATTGTCCAAATTGTAATGTTGAAGGATATATTACAAAAGAAAATTATAAATTTCCAAATTATAAAAATTGTAATTATGTAGATTGTTATGTTTGTTATAATAATGTTTGTATATTATGTTCAAATTATGACACAAAAAAAGAAAATTTTATATGTCATAAATGTAATAAATATAAAAATCCAATTTTATTAAAAACAAAAAAAAATATAGATAATAAAACACAAAATTGTGTTATATAAGAATGTTGAATATTTATATAATAATAACACAATAATAACACATAAGAATAAAATAAGAAAATAGATAATAAAATGTTGTATTAGAAATAGTTTATATATTAATATAAAATGGAAAATATAAAAATAAAAATAGAACCATTAAAAAACTTATTTAAAATACAATATGAAATAGAGAATGAAATAGAAAAGAATGACTTTTTTCTTAATGTTAATGGAGTTAAAAAAGAGATAGAAGAAAAAAAAGAAAAAGAAGATGAATTTTATACTTCAAGTGAAGATGAGGCTTTGATTTCTCAAGGAAAAAAAGTTATGAATGATAAAAATATAGATTATTATGTATATACAGATGGTGCTTGTGTTAATAATGGAAAAAAAAATGCCAAAGCAGGATATGGTATATATTTTGGAGAAAATGATAATAGAAATATGAGTAAAAGAATAGAAGAAGGAAAACAGACAAATAATGTTGCTGAGTTAATGGGAATAATTGAAGCTTATAAAATAATAGAAAATGATATAAATAACGAAAAAAAAGTTTGTATTGTATCAGATTCATCATATTCTCTTAGATGTATAACAAGTTATGGAAAAAAATGTAATGAAAAGTGTTGGAAAGAAGATATACCCAATAAAGAGTTAGTAAAATATGCCTATGAACTTTTTAAAAATAAAGAAAATATATTATTTTTACATATAAAAGCACATACAGGTAAAAAAGATAAACATTCATTAGGAAATGAAAAAGCAGATGAACTAGCAAACTTATCAATAGGAATAACAGGTGTTAAAGATAATATAAATAAAAAAATATATTTAAATGTTCCTTATGAAAAGAAAGAAGAAGCAAAAATATTAGGTGCTAAGTGGGATGCATCTAAGAAAAAATGGTATATTCTCAATGAAAATGAAAATAAAAGAAAAATAATAAAATTATTTAGTTAATAAAAAAATAAAAGAAATATAAAAAAATAAAAGAAATATATAAGAATGAAGAAGATAAATGAAAAAATAATGAATAAAAAATTTTCAAAAAAATTATTAAAATATTCAAACCCCCAAATAGCTCAACAAAAAGCATATAAATATTTGGGAAGAACTGCTAAATTATATCCATCAACTAAAAAAGAAAAAAAATATATGATATGTGATATAAAAAAAAAGAAATGGGTTTTTTTTGGTCAAATACCTTATGAAGATTTTACAAAACATAAAGATAAAAAGAGGCGTCATAATTATTTAACAAGAACAGCAAAAATGCGTGGAAATTGGAAAAATAATGCTTATAGTCCTAATAACTTAAGCAGGAAAATATTATGGAATTAATATTTTTATTTTTTTTTCAATTTTTTATTTGATTTTTAAGGAGTTTGTAAATGATTAATTAATCTTCCTTGTCGACAAATAGGACATATTAAATTATTTGTGTTTCTACAAGAAACATAACAACTACAACATATTTCATGATTACAACCTGTAATACCAAAATAGTCATTTGTATTTTCTAAACAAATTGGACAATTATTTAAACTATTATTGTTATTGTTATTATTATATCTTACTATTGGTATAGTATAATCATTTCTATTAATTATTGAATAATTATTATTATTATTTTGTAATGGACTAAATCTTGATTGATAAAAACGAATATAAAATGATATTGTATTTATTTTTGAACCATATTTATCAAACAATGTTGTTTCATTATCATTTTCAATTGGTTCTGCTTCTTCAGCACATATAATTTTAGTTTGTTTTCCTGTTTCAACCAAACAAAAATTATTTATATTTAAATTACAAAAATTAGGATAAACACGAATTGTTTCTTCTTTTATGGTATTAATAAAATAACTTAAACTCCAGTCTTTATTAATTGGGTATTTTAATGTATTATTTGTATAAGCTATTTTAAAGTAGCATAAAACAATATTTGAAGATGTTGTTGTCATTTTAATTATTATTATGATTAGTTATAATCATAATAATTTAATTCATTTTTTTTAATAATAATAATAATAATAATAATAATGATAATAATAATAACAATAATAATACTAAAAAAAATATTTAGTATTATTAATAATAAATTACAAGAAATCATAAATTACAAGAAATCATAAACAAAGAATAACAAAGCATAACAGTTGAATTATAAATAATTTAATTAATAAGTTCTTCATAAGAATTTGTAGTTTCATTCCAATAAATACTTTTAGTTGTAAAAAGAGTATTCATATTATATACTTCAGGTTTATATGGATTATCACTAAATAACATTTTAATATGTTCATCATTTCTAAACCTAATAGTATAAGTTTGTTGTATGTTTTCTCTTCCAACTCTTCCTAATGCTTGTATAATTTTTTCTTGTGTCATTTGAATATCTTTACCTATATAAGTATGACAAAATTGATAGTTTACACCATAAATATAATCACTATTAGCTATAATTAAATATAGTTTTTGAGTTTCAGCTAATTTTTTGATAATTTCATTATATGAGGTATTATTATTTTCAGTGAAAACTCCAATACCAAGAAGTAAAAGTATTTTCCATTTTGTATTAACATTAAGAGACATTATTTTAATAATAATATCATCACTAATATCACTTGTAAAAGAGTTAAAGTTATTATTATCAAGATTCCATTTTTGTAAATGTTCTTTTTTGTTTGGAACAAAAGTGTCATTTAAAGAAATACTTTTAACTAAAGAATATATATTTGATAATTCAATATTAATTTTGTTAACACCAACATCTTTTTCATCATTTAAAGTGATTTTATTTTTTTTATTATTTGAAGTATTATCATTATTATTTTTATTTAATTTTTTTTCTTTGATATCTTCTAATTCTTTTTCAAGAATTATAATTCTCTTAGTAATCTCATCATTAAAAACAATTTTTTCACTAATTTCATTCATAAAAATATCAGGTATTTTTGATTGTTTAATACAAAAATCAGCAATTTTTTCAACATCATCTGTAATAAAAAGAGTAGGTCCATCAGTTAATGTATAAGCATCTTTTGTTGTAAAATAAATACCAAAATCATTTAAAAGAGAAATATTTTTTTTTTCATTACTAGTTTTTTGTATTTTGAAAGAATCAACACTTTCACTTTTGTAGATAGATTTTCCCAAACAATCAGATTGTTTATTTATTTCATAAGAAGAACTAATACTATGTATTTTTCTTAGTTTATTTAAAGAAGTATTATCATTATTTTCAATATATTCAACATATTTTTTTCTATTATTATTTAAAGTTAAATAAATAATATTCCAATATTCAATGTTAATATTTTGTAATAAGTTTATATAATATTCTTTAATACGAAACATATTTATATCTTCAATACAAGTAAAATGTCTATCTATATTCATATTAGATGGAATATAGTTATTAACATTTACAAATTTAATAAAATTAACACATTCATTTAAATCCAAATAACGAAGTATAGTTAAATTATTTAAACAATAGTTTCCAATTTTATTAATTTCATTATAATTTTCATAAAAATAGTGAGGCATAGAAATAAAACCATTACTATCTAATATAGGAATGGTTTTTTTACATTCATAACTTACAATATTAAATATCTCAGCATCTTCTCCAAATTTTTCTTTAAAACTATTAATTAAATCAGGTATTTCATATATTTTAGGTAAAGTTGCTGATGACAAAACAACATTTGGTATAATATTATCTTTCCAATTTTTATGAATAGTTAAATGAAGTGGGTGATTTTTGTAATCCATAAAAATAGTAGGTTCATCAAAATAAGAAATAATACTATCTTTATCAAAATGAGAAACCATATAATACATAGCAGGTAAATAAGAATATACATCACATATTATAATTTCAACTTTTTCACCAAAAGTATTATCAATTTTTTGTATTCCACCTGATTTTTTGTTAACAGAATATTCTTTTGCTGAAAAATAATGTAACTTAATATCTTCTGAACTATTACAACCAAAAGCAAAAGCAATTTTTTTTTTAATTGATATCGCAGCTTTAGCAAGTGCTAACCCAATATGACGGGCAGCACAAACATAAATTATTTTATATCTTTGTGATAATCCCAAAGGAGTTAATGTTTTTCCTGTTCCAGTAGGTGCAATATATAATATTAGTTTTGGTTGATTATATTTTACAAATGTAAATATTTTTTTTTGATGATCATATAAAGAAATATCTGAATATTTAATAAGATTAATATTTTTTTCAATATATTCAGGACTATTATATATTAGTTGAGTTATATTAATATTTTCTTTAAAATAAGATATTAATGAAATAATAATATCTTGAATAATTGAGTTTATATTTTGAATACTACTATTTTTATATATTTTATTAATTGTGAAATAATAATAAATCCATTTAATATTATTAGTTTTGTTTTTTTCCATAAATAAAGATTCAATAAAGTTTAATATAATAAATTCATAAATTACATTTTTTGAAGTTTCAATAGTTGAGTTATTACTTATTCTAATATTATCAGATGACTTAATTTTTATATTTGTTTTTATTTTTTTTTGTAAAAAATCAACATTATATTTTTTATAAAGTTCTTCAACTTTTTTTGAAAAATATATTTTATATAAATATTCATCCATTTCTTTTGTATTTTTAACTATTTTTAAAAATGAAAATAGTGATGTTGTTTCATTATACAATATATTTATATCATCAAATCCTTTAACAATTAAGTTAATAATTTTTAACTTATCATTTGATAAAGGTATTTCAATAGATTCCCATTCTTCTTTTGTTAACTTTGATTGATTAAAATTCATTTTTAATTTTCTTTATATATTTATTTATCTAAAACATATTTAATTCATTTTTTTTTATTATTTAAAAATAATTTATAGTTATTTTTTATAATGAGTTCAAATGAAACAAATGAAACAAATGAAACAAATGAAACAAATGAAACAAATGAAACAAATGAAACAAATGAAACAAATGAAACAAATAAAACAAATGAAACAAATGAAACAAATGAAACAAATGAAACAAATGAAACAAATGAAACAAATGAAAATTTTATTGTAACTTGTCCAAATTGTAGTTTTCCAATAATTATTGAAAAAATAAATTGTTCAATATTTCGTCATGCTGTGTTTATATCTAATGGAGAACAAGTACCACCTCACTTAAATAAAGAAGAATGTGAAAATTTAATTAAAAAAAATTTAATTTATGGTTGTTGTAAACCATTTCGTTTAATTAAAAATAATAATAAATATCAAGCAGTTATTTGTGATTATATATAACTATCAAGTAAGATATTGTAACTTGTTTATAAAAATTTTATCAGGTTTAAAAATTAAAAAATCATCACATTTTGAAGTAGTTTGAAAAATTTCACTTCCATAAACATCTTGTAAAAGTAACCATTCAAACAACCCACCATAATATAAATAAATATTATAAAATCCTAAAGTAATAAGTTGATTATATTTTAATATTATATTATTATCATTACAATTCTTACCATAAATTATAATATTAATTTGTTTAATATTTTCATTATTTGATTTTAATAAATTATTTATAACTTCTTCTTCTTTATCATATGAAATTGTATTTTTTATTAAACAAAATTGTGTTTTATCATCTAATACATTTATAATAATATAGTTATTTTTAATAGCATATAAAACATCATCAAAGTTAATTTTATTATTTACTTGTTTATTTCCCATTTTAACAATATATACATATTTGATTTTTTTTTATGTATAAAAAATTTAAAAAAATATATCTTTTATGAAAATACATCTTTTATGAAAATACATCTTTTATGAAAATACATCTTTTATAAAATAAATGATATTCAAAAATCCAAATAAACATAATAAAAGTTTTGTTTCATAAGTAAATAAATGGTGTGGAAATTCTTTAAATGGATAAAATAAATACATAAGTAAAAATCCCAATAAAAGATTAAAAATATGTTCAAAAAAATTTTTTATTTTAGTTATATTTTCAACATAATTTGATAAATTTTTTGAACGACTAAAAACAATTTCCAATATTAAAAATATTACAAAAATATATTTTATTATTAAAGTCATATGAATAAAGTTATCATATTTTAAAGTATTCATTTTATTATATATGTATATATAATAAAAAAATTCAGTTAAAAGAAACAGTTATTTCAACGTCTTCTTTTTTTATTGATTTTGTTGCTGACAAACTTAACTCTTGTCTTTTTTTGCGTGTTTTACTTTTTTCTGTATTTATTAAAAATCCTAATCCTTCTTTATCTTTATTCTTAGATGTTGAGTTTCTTAAATTCATATCTTTTTCAATTTCATCATAATTTGTTTCAATATAATCAATTATTTTATTTTTTATAGCCCATTGAAAAAAATTTAACTGTCCTAAAGTTGTTTCAACATATTTATTTTTATATGGAATATTTAAACGCTTGCTCCTACAAAAAGCATCAAATCTTTTTTTACTAAATGCTTTTAACTTTAATTTATAATCAATATATACTTTAAATCTTATAGTTTCACCATTTTCATCTTGAATAATATAATTTGTATAATATTTTTTACTATAATTTGTAGAAAACCAATCTACTATTCTAAGAGATATTTTTGATTCACCTGTAACAATACTTATTAATTTATTCAAAGCTTCATCATTTTTATAATATTCAAGTAAATTATTTAATAATAAATTATTTTGTGTATTATAACTAACATTCATATTAATTAATACTTAATCATACTTATTTAAGTATTTTATAAATTTGTTTAATTAATATTTTAATTCAATTTATAAAAAAAATATTTTTATATTTATATTTAATTGTGATATCTATATTTAATTGTTATATCTATATTTAATTGTGATATATTTTTTTATTTTTGTTATATTATTTTAATTTTTTATAACAAAAAGAATATTATTTTATATTATTTATTAATCTTTTTGATATTTTTGAATATTTTGTAATATATTCATATTCAACAACTAAATTAACTATTAAACTTTCTTTATTTTTATCATAGTCAATAATTGATGCTTGTCCTTTTTGTCCTGTAAATAAATTACAACGTGATAAATTATATAAATTATTATAATGAATTTCTATATCATATTCTTCTCCCTTCTCATCCCAACCTAATTCTTCATTATTTAAAGATAATGGTATTAAAGGACCAAAAACTCTTTTATTTTTACAAACGAAATTAGCAACAGCTATAATTTTTCCAGTTGTTATTTGATTTTTAACTTTATTTACAACAAACCATAATTTATCACCTTCTTTAACATTTTTTAAAAATGTTTTACTTTTTGATTTTACAGCCCAAATACCTAAATTGCTACTATTTTTAAAGTTTTCAGAATCACCAACACGAATTATGTAATGTTTTGACATTTTTTAATATTGTTTTATGTTTTATGTTATGTTTTATATGATAAATAAAATATTTCATTTTTTTTTAATATTAAAAAAAAAATAAAAATACTTTTTTATAATTTCTTTATAATATCAATAATAGTGGCGAAATATATTTAAATTATCACATTTATCAAGGGCATCTTTATTAAATTTATATTTATTATCATTAAATGTAACAATTCCTGTTCCAGACCAATGTCCTAAATTAGTGTAGTCATAACAATATTTTTTATTTAATTTAAACCAAAATATTTCTCTCATATTTTCAAAATACCAAATATCATCACAAATAATAAACCCTGTATAGTTAATTTTTTTTAAATAATTATAAAAAATTATTTCCATTACCCCATTATGTGGATCTACATCTAAGAAAATAAACTCACTTTTCAATATTAATTCTTTCCATTTTTCTTGTATATCAGTTTCCCATAAATTATCATGAATAAACTTAATATTACTTTTATCTTTTATTACCTGTTCAGTAACATTATCTACAATATCAAAACTATAAATTGTATTTGTTTCATTATATGATAAAGCTAATGCACTCATTCCTCTATGACTTCCTAAATCAATTATATTACAATAATTAAATAATGAAGAAATATATGATAATAAACGATAATGCTCTTTTCCACATTTTCCATAAAACTCAATCTCATTTTTTGTTAATTTAACATTTTCAGAAAAATATTCATCAAAAGGAATAGAAATTATATTTTCTTCAGTAATTTCTATATTAAGCATAATGAATTATATTTTAGTTTTTTTTTATATACTTATTTAATAAAAAGATATTGTATATATTAAAATGAAAATATTTATTTTTTTCTTTCTTCATTTTATAAAAAATAAATTACACGAAATTAATTTGGAATATAGATTATATCCACGATGGATAAAACAAAAAAATGGTAATAAAATAGAATGTATTTCAGATAAAGATTGTCCATTTCCGTCCTCTTGTTGCAATGAACCATTTTTTCCAGTTCAGTTTTGTTGTAATGGTTGGAATTATAGAAAATTAGAATATGCTTATATGTATAATACTATTACAACTAAGAAATAATTAGTTACTCCAGTCAAATTCATATCCAAGAGATTTTTCGATATTAATAAAAATATCACTGTCAAAGAAATAAATAGAATCAGGATATTCACATTCAATAATAATATTTGATGTTTTATTTTGAATATATTTTTTCTTAGATTGAAGATATTTTCCCATTAGTAAAAATATAACTTTATTATCATTATTACTTATTTGAGTAATAACATCATTAGTAAAATCTTCCCATATATCAATATGACTATTAGGTTTATTAGCTTCAATACTTAAAGAACAATTAAGTAAAAATATACCTTTTTCATTCCATTTTTTTAAGTTTCCATGAATAAAATTATACTTTCTTTTTGGAAACTCATTTTTAATTTTTTTGAATATATTTTTTAAAAGAATAGGTATTTTATTCTTAGTGTTAACATTTTCATCAACAGAAAACGCATAACCATTTGATTGTTCAATATTACGATAAGGTTCATCATTTAAAATACATATTTTTATTTCATTACAAGGTTCTTTAAAAACTTCAAAAAGCATTTCCATTTTAGGATAAATTATATTATTTTCACACCCCTCAGAAAAATATAATTCATAAATATCAAAATCATATGTCAAAAATAAAGATTTCCAAGAGTTTTCAATTTTATAAACACTATCCTCTTGATATTCTCTATAAAGTAAAGTATCTTGTTTATCATTTTTTTTCATTTCAATTATTTTATCATTTATTATTTCTTTTTTTTCCATTTTTAGTTACATATTTATATCTTTATTTTTAATATCATTTTTTTTGTAAAACTATTAAAAAAATAATAAATATAACTATATGTCTTTGGATGAATCATTTATTTTTTATTCTGATATATATTCTCAAAATATAAATACTTATAATGATTATATATTTAAAAGTTCAATACTAAAAAATATTTATTGGGAAGAAAACTTAACTAATACAATATGTAAATATATTGAAGATGGTTCTGATTTTTTAGATATAGGTTCAAATATAGGTTTAATATCATTATCTATAAAAAAAAAAATAAAAGATAACAAATTAAATAAAATAATAAAAAATATACATTGTTTTGAATGTAATAATGATACATTTAAATGTTTAAAATATAATACAAGAGAACATGATGAAATAAAGTTATATCAATTAGCATTATCTAATAAAGTCGAACTATGTAACATGACAATAAATACATTTAATCATGGTGCAAATTTTATAAGTAAAACAATTAATCAAGGTAATGAAACAGATTATGATTATGATTATATTGTTAAAGATAATAATAATGTTCTTAGTTATCATTATAAAGTTGAAAATTATAAAATATATATTCCAACAATGACATTAGACTATTTAATTGATTGTTTTAAAAATAATATAAGTGTTATAAAAATAGATGTAGAAGGATTTGAATATAATGTTATTCTTGGAAGCAATAACTTTTTAGAAAAGTTTAAACCTGTAATTATTATTGAAATTAATAAAATAAATTTTATCAAAACATGTAACTTATTAATAAGTTATAATTATATATTAGTTAATGAAGTAAATGATGACTATTGTTTAAATTATGTTTTTATTCACAATACTAAATTGTCATTATTTAAGTATGAAAATACTTGAATATTCAAAAGTTAAATATCATTTTTTGATAAAGAAAGTATTTCATTATAAAATAAGTTACCTGTTGGATTATATGTTTTAATATCTGTATATTTGTTTTTGTTTTCTTTTTTTTTAGATAATGTTTGTTGTTTATTTTGTTGTAAATATTCTAATTCAAAGTTTTTATTTTCTTCTTTTGTATTTTCTTCAATAATTTTTTCTCCAAACTCATTTATTTTTACTCCAAACTTATTTTTTATTTCATCACGAATATATGAGGCATAATAATGTCCCCAATAAATTAAAAGAGTATTAGGATGATAGTATTTAACTAAGAACTTATTTTTTTTTAAGTTATCAATCAAAAATAAAATACAAGATGAAATATCATATTTAGGATAACCAATAATTATTTCAGGAACAATAAACCAAATATAAGGTTCATTAATTTTTTGTTTAGAAGTAAGTTTTATTTTTATATGTATTCTATTTAACAATTTATTAAATAAGTTAAATTCTCTTAACCCATGTTCTTTTTTTTTTTCAAAAAGTTCATCAATATTTATTTTTTGAATATTTTCACCTTCAATATCATTATTTTCAAGATTAAAAATTGTATAATTTGCCATTTAATGATAATTATTATCAAGAAAATAATATATAAAAAATAACATAATATTATATTTAATGAATATTAATTCTCTTTGTTTTGCAGGAGGTGGTCCTTCTTTAATTAAACTGTTAGGTGTTATTCAAGTATTAGAAAAAAATAATTTTTGGAAAAGAGAAAATATAACTTCAATATTTTCCACATCATCAGGTGCTTGGTTAGCTATAATTGTTTCTCTTAAAATAGAGTGGGATATAATAAATGATTATATTTTAAATCGTCCTTGGAATAATGCAATAAATATTAGTCCAAATCAGTTATTAAATATTTATACAACAAAGGGATTATTTGATATTGAAATAATTAAAGTTTTTTTTAAACCACTTTTTCTTTCAAAAAATATATCTTTAGATATTAATTTAAAAGATTTTTATATTTTAACTAAAGTTGATCTATTTTTTTATACATTTGAGTTAAATAATTTTAAACTAATTGAATTATCATATAAAACACATCCTAATTTGAAAGTATTTGAAGCTTTATATATGACCTCTTGTATTCCTTTTTTGTTTAAACCATATATTATATCAAATAATAATGATGAAAAGAATAATGATGAAAAGAATAATGATGAAAAGAATAATGATGAAAAGAATAATGATGAAAAGAATAATGATGAAAAGAATAATGATGAAAAGAATAATGATGAAAAGAAAAATGATGAAAAGAATAATGATGAAAAGAATAATGATGAAAAGAAAAATGATGAAAAGAATAATGATGAAAAGAAAAATGATGAAAAGAATAATGATGAAAAAATATATAATAATATAAAATGTTATCTAGATGGAGGTTTACAATCAGTTTATCCTTTGAAATATTGTTTAAAATATAATAAAAATATAAATAATATACTTTCGTTTAAAAATATTTTTATAAATAAAAAAAATATAGATGAAGAAACAAATACAATTGATTTTATAACAATATTTCTCAATAAATTTATAGATACAAATAAACAAGATGAAGAAATAAAAATTGAAAATGAAATAATAATAGAAAATACACCTATTTCTTTTAATTATTTATTTGATACTATATATTCAAAAGATTTAAGAAATGAAATATTAAATGAAGGAATCAATATTGGAAAAAAATATTTAGGTATAATATATGATAAATAAAACATATAAAATTAATAGAATAAAAAAAAATAAAACTTGTAAAAATAATTTATATAAAATTTCAATACCTTTAAAAAATAAAAAAATAATAGTTCCTGTATTTAATAAAAAATTGAGTAAAAAATTAAGTAGACCTTCCGTATGCTCAGATATTTTAATAGTTCCTTTTGAAAAAGAATTTGAAAAAAGACATAAAATTTTAATGAACTTAGATACAAAACAACAATTAAAGTTAAATACAAATCTCTTAGATTTAGATAAAGATATACCTAAAAATATTAGACCAAATACAGATTATTATACATATATAAATTATAAATGGTTACAACAACAAAGGCAAGTAATAGGAAATACAAAAACATATTATTTTAAAATAGATAGTTTTAGAGTTATACAAGATAAAATTTATGGTGAGTTAAAAGAATGTGTTGAAAAATATATTAAAGAAAATTCTTCACAAAGAAAAGTGAAAAACTTATCTAATTTTTATAATTCTTTAATAAATGTTGATAAATATTCAGGTATAGAAAATGGTTTAGAAATGATTAAAAAGGTTGAAGAATATATTACAAATGATGATTTAACATTATTTTTAGCTTATATTAATAGTAATGAATTGGTTTCATATAAATGTCCTATATGGTGGTCTCTTCAACCAGATATAGATAATGCTAAAATATATACACCAAATATAAGTTTTCCTCAATTAACATTAGATATATCTATATATTTTTTAGAACCTATTGAACTAAGAAAAAACGATATTTATAAAAAATATTTAATTTTTATAGATGAAATTTTTACAACTTATATGGGAAAAACACATAATATAAATCCAGAATTTGTTTATGATTGTGAAAAAGAAATTTTAATGTCTTTAATTTGTGAAGATATAAAAATAAAAAAAAACAAAGATGATGATGAAGATAAACCTTTTCGTGTTTCAAAATCAGATTCAATAAAATATGGTTTTGATTGGATAAACTTTAATAAATATTTAGGATACAAAGAAATACCAAATAACTATTTAACAGGTAACATTAACTACATAAAATGTGTTATGGATAGATTAAATAAAGATTGGAAAACACCAAAATGGAAAGCATATTGGTTATATATATTTTTATTTCATACAATAAGATATTCAAAAGAAAGATTAGTATTTTGGAAGTTTATTAGAAAAGAATTACAAGGAGATCAATTATTAACACCAGGTTCAAGATCATTTATTTTTGGTTTATCATTAGGTTATAATCGTTTATTAACAGAACTATACTGTGAAAAATATCCAAGAATTGATGAAATAGCATATATTAAAATTTTATCTAATGATTTGAAACTTATTTTAATAAATATGATAAATAAAAATAAATGGTTAATGCCTAATACTAAGAAAGAAGCTTTACTTAAACTAAAATATTTAAATTTTGTATATGGTTCACCAAAAATAACTGTTGATGATCCTGATTTAGAATATAATAATAATAATGTTTGGAAAAACTTAACAAAATTATCAGCCTATAGAGTTAGTTTATGGATTAGTTTAACAAATAAAAATGTAGTTAATATATCTACTGTTGATTGGAAAGAACAAGATTTAACAGGTTCTCAAGCTTATATTGTTAATGCGTTTTATACATCAAACCGTAATGATATATTTATTCCACAAGCAATATTACAAAAACCTTTTATTGACTTAGAAAATAGAGGAATAGAATATAATTTAGCATTTATAGGTTTTACTTTATGTCATGAAATGAGCCATTCATTAGATAAAAATGGAAGTCGTTATGATTATAAGGGTAATTTAAGAAATTGGTGGAGTAACCAAGATAAAAAAATATTTAATAAAAAAAATAATAATATAATAAAACAATATGAGTTTTTCGCAAAAAAAGATGGAATAAAAGTTGATGCAAGTTTAGGGGCTGGTGAAGATTTAGCAGATATTAATGGTTGCACTATTTTAACTGAATATTTAAGAAATTTTCAAGAACAACATCATGATAGTATATATATTCGTGAACTATCATTTAAAGCATTTTTTGCTTACTATGCTATTCAAGGAAGACAAGTTATTTATAAAGATGCTCTTGATGTTGATATAGCAACTAATCCACATCCTTTAGAAAAATATAGAGTTAATTGTGTTTTAGCAAGAAATCCTATATTTAAAATTATTTATAAAATTAAAAAAAATGATCCAATGTATTGGAATGTAAATGACTTTTGGTAAATATTTTATTAATTATTTTAACTTTCATTATTTTATTTTAATAAGTAATCTTTAGAAACTATTTAATAATTATTAATTTAATTATCAACATTAATTTTTTTCTATTTATATATTATAATATGGCTACTCGTAGAAGAAGAAGTTCAAGAAGATTTGGAAGTAAAGCAAAGAAAATGGTTAAAACTGTAAGACGTGTTCAAAAACAAGCTGCTGCTGCCGCACAAGCACAAAGACAAGCACAAAAACAAGCTCAAAAGCTTGCTATGGCTCAAGCTGCTGCCCAAAGACAAGCTCAAAAACTTGCTATGGCTCAAGCTGCTGCCCAAAGACAAGCTCAACGTTAAATAGTCTTGTTTTTATATTTTGATATATATATATTTTAATATAAAACTTATTTAGAAATTTTATATTAAAATTTTTCTAAAAATTATTTAGAAAAAATAGATACTACTTTGTTATATAAATAGTGTTTATTTTATTTGTCAATTTTTGACTTTCTTCTTTAGGTAACTCTGTTATTTCTTCTTTAGGTAACTCAATTATTTCTTCTTTAGGTAACTCTGTTATTTCTTCTTTAGGTAACTCTGTTATTTCTTCTTTAGGTAACTCTGTTATTTGTTCTTTAGGTAACTCTGTTATTTGTTCTTTAGGTAACTCTGTTATTTGTTCTTTAGGTAACTCAATTATTTCTTCTTTAGGTAACTCAATTATTTCTTCTTTAGGTAACTCTGTTATTTGTTCTTTAGGTAACTCTGTTATTTGTTCTTTAGGTAACTCTGTTATTTGTTCTTTAGGTAACTCAATTATTTCTTCTTTAGATAACTCTGTTATTTGTTCTTTAGGTAACTCAATTATTTCTTCTTTAGCTAACTCTGTTATTTGGTCTTTAGGTAACTCTGTTATTTGGTCTTTAGGTAACTCTGTTATTTGGTCTTTAGGTAACTCTGTTATTTGGTCTTTAGGTAACTCTGTTATTTGTTCTTTAGGTATTTCTTGTTTTAGGTTCTCAGGTATTTCTTGTGTTAGATTCTCAGGTATTTCTTGTTTTAGGTTCTCAGGTATTTCTTGTGTTAGGTTCTCAGGTAATTTTTGTTGTTCATTTTGAGATAATTCTTCTTCAGGTTCTTGAGATAATTCTTCTTCAGGTTCTTGAGATAATTCTTCTTCGGGTTCTTGAGATAATTCTTCTTCAGGTTTTTGGGATAATTCTTCTTCAGGTTTTTGGGTTAAATCTTGAGATAGGTCTTTTTTTTGTGATTGATTATATAAAGGTTTTTCATATGAATACATCTTTTCAATATTTTCATTTAAAGTGTTTATTTGATTTTTAGTATTTTCAAATATTTTTTTCTCAACAAGTTTTTCATAAATTTTTATACCTGTTTTATAATCTTCTTCACAAGAAAGATATAACTTAATAATATCATTTCTTGTTTTTTGTATAATACTATTTAATTTTTTATCATTTATTGTTGGATTAACTCTAATTTCACGTGTGTTATTTATTGGATTAGTAGAATAAACAAATAATTCATTAATAACATTTAACAAATTTTCTTGATTTTTATTTGTTTTATAAATCATATTTTTAATATGATTTGCGTATTGAGAAAAAATATTTTCACCCATAATATCATATTTTCCAATAAACTTTTCTTTAAGTGGAGGATTTATACCAATACAATTTTTATTTTTTGTATAATCTTTTAAACTAATATCTTTAAAAGATTTTATATTTTCAGGAATTGTAGAAGAATTAGTAAAAACTTTATAAAATATTTTTAAATCTTCTTCATATATTTTCTTAGTTTCGGGTTTCATACCATTAAACTTTCCTTCAATAAAATCATAATTATCATAATATAGTTCTTCAAGTTCTTTTATTCCTGGTTCTTCAATAAGAGATTTTACATTACCTTCAAAGTTTGAGTTCATAGAACAAATATTTGGTTGTATAGTAATATTATTATTTAAATCAATAAAAGTATTATTTTTTGTTAAACTATCTATTCGTGAAGCACAAATATTAATTTTAGTTATTGTTCTTGGTGTGTTTATAGGTATTTTATCTTTTCCAAATAACGTAGTTGTTTCAATATTTCCATCAATATTTTTATATTTATAAATTGGGTTTATTGTCATAACAATAGCTGCGAATAAATGTGCTATTTTAATATAATATTTAGCAATTCCAATACACATTCTTTTTTTTTTTAAAGGTTTTTCAGTATCAAATTTATCTAAATTTTTTTTATCAAAAAAAATAACATCCGTTTTATTAGTTTCAACACCTTTTTCAACTCTTTGAACTAAATATTCAACTTCAATTTTTGTGAAATATCTATCAATAATATCACTTGTTAATATAACTAAATCATCACAATATTTTTTATCAATTAAGTTTTCTAATGATTTAAAATTAGCAGTTAGTATATATTGTGTTGCTATATAATCTATAATTTGAGATATAGGTTTTTTTTTTAATTCATTATTATTGTTATTTTTACTGAATGAGTTACCCATATATATTAAAAAAGTAAATAATAATAAGAAAAAAGTAAATAATAATATTAAAGTAAAAATTAAAAATAAAAATGAATTAAAAATATATTAGAATAAACATTCAAGAAATATGTTAAATAAAGAACAAAGTAAAAAAATAAAAAATAAAAATATTAATAAAACTAAAATATGGAATGACTTTTATACAGAAGAAAATAAAAAACCATTAGAATTATTATATTCAGATTCTTCAAAAAATGAAGATATATGTGAAAGATGTGGAACTATTTTGGTTTTTTCAGATGAAGGATTTTTAAGTTGTGCTAATTCTAAGTGTGGTATAATTTATAAAAATATATTAGACCAAACTGCTGAATGGAGATTTTATGGTGCTGATGATAATCATTCTTCAGATCCAAACCGTGTTGGTATGCCTATAAATGAACTTTTAGAAGAATCATCTTATGGGTGTAAAGTTTTATGTAATGGTAAAACATCTTACGAAATGAAAAAAATAAGAAGATATACAGAATGGCAAGGTATTCCATATAAACAAAAATCTCAATATGAACAGTTTCAAACAATTAAAGTAATGGCTCAAAATGCTGGAATACCTTTAATGATTGTTAATGATGCTATAAGATATCATAAAAAAATTACAGAATATGAACAAACATTTAGAGGTGAAAATAAAGATGGATTAATAGCTGCTTCAGTTTATATTTCTTGTAGAATAAATGACTATCCAAGAACAGCAAAAGAACTTGCTACCATTTTTAATTTAGATAATACTAGTGCTACAAGAGGCTGTAAAAATGCCCAAATGATAATTAATCAACTTGAAAAAAATAATAAAAATAAAGATAAAACTATATTTTGTAAAACAAAACCTGAATCTTTTATTGAAAGATACTGTTCTAAATTAAATTTAAATAGTGAGCTTACTTCATTATGTAAATTTATATGTATTATAATTGAACAAAAATGTCTTTTACAAGAAAACGCACCTCATAGTATAGCGGGTGGTATAATATATTTTGTTTCTCAAATGTGTAAATTAAGCACTACAAAAACAGATATAAAAAATGTTTCAGAAATATCAGAGGTAACAATAAATAAAGTTGCTAAAAAAATGATGGAACTAGATAAAAATATATTAATACCAACTATTATTCAAAATAAATATAACATGAATTGATATTTATTTATAACAAAAATTAATTGATTTATTCAAAAAAATTAAACAAACAAGATAATAAACAAACAAGATAATAAACAAACAAGATAATAAACAAACAAGATAATAAACAAACAAGATAATAAACAAACAAGATAATAAACAAACAAGATAATAAAGTAATAACATAATAATTAATTATTTTTTTTTGTTTTTTTTACTTTTTTAGATTTACTTTTATTATTTTTTTTAGTTTTATTTATTTTTTTATTTATTTTTACCATTTCTAATAATTTTTCATACAAATCATTTGATATTATATTTTTTCCACCATTTATTATATTTGTTTCATCATTATAACTTGTAATATTTTCATTATCATCATTAACAACATCATCATTATCATCATCATCATTAACAACATCATCATCATCATTAACAACATCATCATTATCATCATCATCATTAACAACATCATCATTATCATCAATATCACTATCATTATCATTATTTCCACCGATATTTATGAAAGGACTGTAAGGTTTATTAAAATAATATAGTCCACATGGAACAGCTAAGTTTTCATATTTTTTAGATAAAGTTTCCATTACAGGTGTATTAGTTTTAAGTAGTATAGAATTAACTTTGTATCCAGAAGACATTATATTACCTTCTCCGTCTTTATAATAAATTAAGTCACTAACTAACATTATTTATATAACAAAACATATAAATATATTTATATTTACTTAATTATTCTTTTTAATTCAAAAGATGTGTTATTTTCTCTATTTTGTTTTAAATAGTTAATTATTTTAACAACTTTTTCTTTATCTTCAATAATTTCATTTAAACATTTTTCAATATATTTAAATGATAAACTTTGACTTGAATTAACATTTTTAAAAAATAATACAGAATCACCAATTTCAAAATTAGCTCTTAATAAATCATTATTATTTGCGTATTTTAAAATATAATCATTTAATTCTTTTTTTTGATTTTGTATATTTTTTATTTTTTCATTTTCTATTTTTATAGTATTATCTATCTCAATCCATTTTTTAACTTTTTCTTCAAATTCTTCTTTAGTCATATTATGTATATTTATAAATTATTTTTAATATATAAAAATTTATAAATAATAATTTTTTAAAAAATATAAATCGTAAAAGTAAAAATAATATTATAACAATAATATCTATAATGTTTAAAATAAACCTCGGAAAAACATTAAAACCAATAATATATGTGCCAAGAAAAAATATTGCAAATAAAGTATTTTTATTTACAAATGCTCGTGATGAAAAGTTTATTGCTGAATGGGTTGCTCACCATTTACTTTTAGGGTTTGATGCTATAATAATTTTTGATCATAAATCAAAAAAACCAATAAAAAGTATTTTTAATAATAAAGATAAAAGAATAGTTGTTAAAACTTGTATTTTGGAAGGAGGAATAAAAATACCATTAATGAAAAGAGCAAGAAAAATAGCATTAAAAGAAAAAGCAGATTGGTTTTTGTATTTAGACTGTGATGAATATTTATGTTTAAACTATTTTCCAAATATAAAAACAATGCTAAAATGTTTTCATTTTGCGGATACATTAGCTATTAATTGGGTTATGTTTGGTTCTTGTGATTATATTAATGACCCAGGACTTATTATGGAAAACTATACAAAATCACGTCCTTGTATAGATCCTCATGTAAAAACATTTGTTAGACCTGAAACCATTACAAATGTTTTAAATCCACATTGTTATAGTATTTATGATCCTTTAAGAATGTTTTGTATGCCTATGAAACAATTAGTCCCTCCTTATTCATTTAATCAAACTATTTTACCTTATGATAAAATAGGAGCATTTATAGCTCATTATGTTTATCAATCAAAAGAAACATATATTCGTAGAAAATATAATTTACCTTGTGATGATACTGGTGGTTCAAGAGGTGACCTTAATTTATCTTTATTAACATTGTATAATGATACAGATAACTTTACTTTAAAAAATAAATATTCACAAATAGTTAAAAAAAAAATCATTGAAATTATAAATAAATAAAATAATTATCTTCTTAATTTTTTTGATCTATTTTTTTTACTTTTTATTCTATACATATTTTGTGTTGCTAAAAGTATTCCTGGAACAGCTGCTTGACCTACTAATGAACCAAAATCACCACCACGTGTTCTTCTTTTTTGATTTTTTGAAGTTTTTTTACCAGTTTTATTTCTTTTTAATTTATACATATTTTGTGTTGCTAAAAGTATTCCTGGAACAGCTGCTTGACCCAATAATGAACCAAAATCACCACCACGTGTTCTTCTTTTTTGATTTTTTGAAGTTTTTTTACCAGTTCGATTTCTTTTTAGTTTATACATATTTTGACTTGCTAAAAGTATTCCGGGTGTAAGTGCTTCATAAGCAATAGCACCTAAATTTCCTCCTCTTTTTTTTCCTCCTTTCAAGTTATTACTTGAGTATGTCCAGTTATTACTTGCGTTTGGATTTAATATTGTACTTATTGCATTTGTTGATTGTGTAGCAGTATTACCTAAATTTGGATCAAATGTTCTACTTAATTGTTGATCTAATGTTCCAACATTTTGTAATTGCCATTGATTCGCACTACCACTACAGTTTCCTCCACCTCTATTATTTTTTCTATGTGAACCTCCTTTTGTTACTGTTGGTGGTGTTGATTGACTGCTTGGAGTAGTTGTAACTGGATTAGTTGTAACTGGAGTAGTTGTAACTGGAGTATTTGTACCTTTATGAAACGGAAGAGGTGTATGTGTTGGTTTAATCATTATATATATATATATACAATTTAAAATTATTTTTTAAAATAATTATTATTTATAATAACTATTAATAATATTAAATTTAATAATATCATTAAAAATATAACAAATACAAAAAGTAGAATTATATAAATATAAGGATAAATATCACTAAAAATAATATCAATAATAGGTGTAATAATTTTTTTTATTTCATTTTTAATATCATTTTTTTTTAACATTTCTAATGTTTTATCAATTAAACTATTATTCATTATAAATATTTTTTATATTATAATAAAAATAAAATATCGTAATGCGATTTTATTTTTCCAAAAAAATATCTAATATATCTAGTTATGGAACATATTATTGAACCTGATAATCATTTTATATTTGAAGATTTAACTTTAGGGTTTCCAAATAATATTTCTAATGGTTCTTTTTTTACTAAAATATTTTGGAAAAATAAACCTTTGTTTATTCAAACTCCTAAATGTTATACAAAACAAGGATTTATAAAAAGTAATAAAAAAATATATTGTGACTTACTTTTTGATACTAATGATATTTTATTTATTACTTGGTTAGAAAATCTTGAAAATAAAGTTACTGAATTATTATATGAAAAAAGTAGTATTTGGTTTGAGAATAAAATTGATAAAAATGATATTGAATCATTTTTTACTTCACCAGTAAAATTATATAAATCAGGTAAATATTATTTATTAAAAACAAATGTTAAACAAAATATTAATATTTATAATGAAAATAATGATAATGAAATTGTTTTATTAGAAAATATTAATTCTCAATCTAATATTATTTCTATTTTAGAAATAAGAGGTATAAATTTTACACAAAAAAACTTTATTATTGAATTTGAAATGAAACAATGTATGCTTGTAAGTCCTGATCCTTTTTTAAATACTTGTTATATAAAACGACCTTCTTTATTGTTAAAAACAGATATACAAAATAATTTGGTAGGTAATATGGTCTCAAAAAAAGAAAAAGAAAATGACGGTTTACATAACGAAATTAAAAAAGATAAAAAAGAAGAAAATAGTTCAACTAATTATTTAGAAGAAAATAAAGAAATGATAAATATAAAAAAAGAAGATTTGAGTAATAACAAAAATAATTTTAATAATATTAATTTTGATGATAAAGAAGAAGTTGAAAAAATAGAAAAAATAATGGAAATGTTAGATAACAATAAAAAACAACAAAACAAAGAAGAACAAGAAGAAATCTTTAATAATGACTTTTTAAAAGAAAATACTTTTAAAGATAATGAAATAAAATATGAAAAACTTCAAAAAGAACAAGAAGAAAGAGAAAAAAATGAAGACTTTCTTAGTGGAGTTAAAAAGGAATCATATGATGATTTGCTTTACGAAGTAAAAACATATGAAAAAGAAGAGGAAGAAGAACAAGAACAAGAAGAACAAGAACAAGAAGAACAAGAAAATAATAATAATAATAATAAACTAAGAATTAAATTTGATGATAGTATTTTAGAAAATAATGAAGAAGAAGAAAAAGAAAATAATAATAAGTTAAGAATTAAATTTGATGATAGTATTTTAGAAGATAATGAAGAAAAAGAAAACTTTTATTTTACAAATAAAACAAAATCAAATATGTTAGATAATAACTCTTTATTTATTGATAATAATGAAGATAATAATATAAAAATTGATTTTGAAGAATTAGAAGGTAATAATAAAATATTAAAAGAAACAGATTTAAAACTGTTTGATTCAAGTTTAGAAAATGAAGAAATAAAAAAATTAAAATATAATTTATATAAAGAAGCAAAAAAAAGAGCAAATGAACTTAAAAAAATATCACTTCAGGCATATATGGAAGCTGAAAATATTAAAAAAACATATTTATTAGATAATAGTGATTTAAGTGATTTTGATGATGAAACATAAAAATAACTAAATTAATAATTTAAATAATTATATTATAATTTTTTTATCATTAATTTTATATAATGGTTAATTTTAAAAAAGCATTTAAGGAAAATACAATTGGGTTTATTTTAATTTCAATTGTTGGTTTATATATATTATTTATGTTTTATAAGTATTTTAACTCAAAGGGAAATTCCGGGTTTGAGTTTTTAGATAATAATAATAATGTAGCATATAAAAATACGTCATATCAACAAAATACAAAACAACAAATGTCTAATCAAAATGTTAGACCATCTGAACCATTAGGTCAAAATGAAACTTACTCATCTGTAAAAGGAATTCAAACAACATCACAAGGAATACCAACTTCATGTAATAAAGCAAATATAACTAATCCTGATGAACTACTACCAAAAGATGTTAATAATGATTGGGCTCAACTCAACCCAAGCGGTCAAGGTATGTTGTCTAACATAAATCTTCTTAAAGCAGGATACCACATTGGTATTGATTCAATCGGTCAAACTCTTAAAAACGCTAATTTACAAATTAGAAGTGAACCTCCTAATCCACAAACAAATGTTTCAATTTGGAATAATTCCACTATTTCTCCTGATTTTTTGAGGGTCCCTCTTGAGATTGGTTCTTCGTGTCAATAAGATAAGGATTATTTAAAAATAAAAATGATTTAAAATTATAGAATTAAAAAATTATAATTAAGTTATGTTTGTATTTAATTATAATTTCTTAGATAATTTTTGTATCAATAACAATATATCTTTATTGAAAAAATATTCAAATGAAAATATAACAAGAGAAACAAGAATTGAAGGAAAATGTTTAACTAATAATTGTTTAAATCATTTTAATAAATCTTTTAGACAACTTGTTAAAGTTAATGGTTATTGTGAAAGTTGTAGTAAAACAAATGCTTTACAAAAAAGAAATAAAAATATAGATGAAATAATTAAAAAAAGACAAGAAACGAGAAAAAATAAAGACGGGGGAAAATATAATAAAATTTTATTAAATAGTTTAGTTAATAACTATAATATTGAACTATTAACAGATTATTCAAATATAAAATTAAATTGTAGAAGTATTATTGAAGGTAAATGTATAAACTTTAAAGAATGTAGTAATAATTTTAGTAAAAGATTTGATTCATTTGAACTTTATAATGGTTATTGTAATGAATGTTCTTTAAAAGTTGGAAATTTAAAAAAAAATAATGAAGAAATAAATAATAAAAGAAAAAATACTACGTTAGAAAGATATGGTAGTGAATGTATTTTTACAACAGAAAAATTTAAAGAAAATCAAAAAAATAATTTTGATGTAAGACAAGAAAAGTGTATAGCAACAAGTTTAGAAAAATATGGAAAACCACATCATTTACAAAATGAAAATGTTAAATTAAAAATGAAAAATACAATTATTGAAAAATATGGTGTAGAAAATTATAGTCAAACAAAAGAATTTAATGAAAAATATAAAGAAACATCGCAAAAAAATTGGGGAACAGATTATCCAGCACAAAATGAAAAAATATTTGCAAAAACAATTAAATCAGCATATACTAAGAAAAATTATGTACTTCCATCAAAAAAAATAATTCAAATTCAAGGATATGAACATTTTGCTTTGGATAAATTATTAATTCAAGATAAAGTAGATGAAGAAGATATAATTACAGGAATAGAAAATGTACCTGAAGTATGGTATTATGACAATGAAGGAAAAAAACATAGGTATTATGTAGATATTTATATACCGTCAAAAAATTTATGTATAGAAGTAAAATCAAAATATACTAAAGATAATACAAGATTTTTAGTTGAAAAACAAAAATCAATTGAAGATTTAGGATATAAATATGAAACTTGGATATTTAATACAAAAGGTGAATTAATTTCTTAGATAATTATTATTAAATAATATATTTTCAAACTTTAAACAAAAATTATTTGAAGACCAATCATTTTTCATTTTCAATACTCCTTCTTTTGTTATTTCAATTGCTTTTTTTATAGTAATATTTGGATAATAAGGTATGTACTTATGTATATGACGAAATGTTCTATCCCCAGTAACTAATAAAGGTTTTCCTGAACTAATTGCTTGGTCTGTTACAGCTGATAATCCTGATGTAAATAAATGATTTCTATTATAAAAAAAACAATTAATTGTTTTTTCACTGCATAATTTTATTAACTCTTCTTTTGTTAAATTTAAAGATGTTATTTTTATTAAAATACCTGGTTTTTTAATTATTTTTTTACATTTCATATAAATTTCTTTTAAAGCTTTGTTATGTATATCTAACGCAACATGAGTTCCTTTCGGAATATTGAAATGTATTTTAGCATTATCAAATTCATTTTGAACTTGTTCAATTAATTTACACCATTCTTTTCCTTGTGTAGCAAATCCAAAACTTCCTATTTTAGGTATTTCTTCATTATTTTCATAAACTTCATTTTGATTATTTCCATAAACTTCATTATTTTTATTAACTTCATTATTTTCATTAACTTCATTTTTATTATTTTCATAAACTTCATTATTTTTATTAACTTCATTATTTTGATTATTTTCATTAACTTCATTATTTTCATTAACTTCATTTTGATTATTTTCATTAACTTCATTATTACAAGTTATAATATTATTATCTTTATCAATATTTTTATTAATAAATCTATCGGTATTTCTTTTATTAATTTCAAAGTTTATATTAAAATCTTCTAATGGACGTCCAAAAGCATGAATTCTTTCATCTTCATTTACTGTAGGATCTAATACAATATAATGATTAAAAAAATCAGGAGACATTTTAATTGGAGAAATATCAAATGAAACTTCTGTAACTATACAAAAAGTTGGTTTCATAAAATTTTTTATAATTTCAAAAGTAATCCAATTATTTACTAAATGGTGGTAGTTTATAATAATGAAATCATAAGAATAATTTATTTTTTTTTCTTCACTATAATCTAAATTATACTTATTACTTTTTTTTAATGCGTCATAACACATTTTACCAGATTCCCATATACTACAAAGAGAATTTTGTGAATTATAAAATATACCTTTCATTTATATTAGAATAATATTTTAATAATAATACCATGAAATTATTTATAAAAAAAAATATAATTTCTTATAATATGATTGAAAATGTATTTTATTATATATCTTTTATAATCATTTTTATAATTTGTTTAAAAATATATAAAGAAAGTGACTATTTTAATTTAAAATGTATTATATCATCAAGAGATGGAAATAGATATTGTGTTCGTGAAAGAAATAAAATGGAGTTAGCTGCTGATTTACTTGCTGAAGTAACTGAAAGATGTAAAATATTAGTTATAAAACTTTATGAAAAACATCCAAATGATGAAAGGATAAAAAGACTTCATAAAAATTTTAATCCTAAAAAAATATCTGAAACATTACCTACTTCAGAACTTACAGCATATAGTGAAAATAAAGGAGAAAAAATTGCTTTTTGTTTAAATACAACAAAAGAAGGAAATAAGCTTATTGATAAAGAAACTTTATTTTTTGTAGCATGTCATGAATTATCACATATTTGTTGTGTAACAATAGGACATAAACAAGAGTTTTGGGAAACTTTTAAATTTATACTAGTTGAAGCAGAAAAATTAGGTCTTTATAAACCTGTTGATTATAAAAAAAATTCAAAAACATATTGTGGAATGGAAATAAATGATAATCCTTATTATGATTTATGATAAAGTTAAATTAACATTTTTTTTATGTTATATTATATTATATGTCATTTAACATTTTTAAAATTAATATATTAACAAATAATGAAAAAATAAAAAAAATACTTGTTTTTTATGGAAGTAATAATGATTCTTCATCAACAGATAAATTAAATAAAATTTTTAAAAAAAATCCAAATAACATAATTTTTTTTAATAAAGAAACAAATAAACATATTATTTTTAATTATAATGAAATTCAAGAAATTATAAAAAATAATATTGATGTTATTTTTTTAAATGAAAATATTTATATTGATGATACTATTTTAACTATAAAAATAAAAATTGTTAAAGCATTATCTGATAGTATATCTATTGATGATATTTATTTATTTTGTTTAAAAATGGAACAACTCATAAATATAAATATTTATAGACAACTTACACAAAATAATAAAATACCTCAAATATCAAAGAAAACATTAGAACAATTTTTATCTAATATTATTAAAAATAGTAATGATGATAATGTTTCTTTTACATTAGAAGATAAAAATATTTACAACTATGATGACATATTATCTTTAAATATTAATGATAAATATTTTCAAGTTTCAAAAGTTATTGGTATTCAGTTTTTTTTATTTAACCAAGAATACCCTTTTACAATAAATCCTTATAACTTTGATGTTAACAATGAAGATATTATATTACTTAACTCTTCTAAAAAATTAATCACTACTTTAAATAATAATTTATTATTTAATACAGGCGAAATAATAAATAATAATATTTATTTATGTTTAGCAGAAGATGTTTTATTTCATTATAAAAATGATAATGAAGAAATACAATCTAATATTTTACAATTATATTATCCATTTTTATTTAAAAAAAAAATAACTAATTTAAATCAATATAATAAAGAAAAAGATATTATTATTCAAAATACAAATAAAATAATTACTAATGATGTTCTTTTAAATTTTAAAAATATAAATATGTTTTATGATATTTTTAATAAAAAAATAAATGATTTAAATTATCTTAGTAAAGGTATAAAATATATTAAATTTATTATTCATCCTGAAACTTATATTAAATATCCATTAGATACAATATTTAAAATTGTATCTACTAATGTAAATAATCCTTTAATTAAATATAATCCTTCTTTAAGACAAGAAAATATTTATAGATTATATACAAATGGTGTAATGAAAGATGGAAGTAAAATACCTGTCTTAACAAAACAAACAATTACAAAACTTATTAAAACAGTTGGAAAAACAAAATCCATTTCTTTTTATATTAATGATAATAATTATGAAATAATTTGTGAAATTATTGAAAATGGTGACATTATTATTTCTTCAGATTTTAATGATAAAATTGTTTTTATTGAAACTATCAATGAACTTGTAAGAAAAAATATTAATCCTATTATAGAACAATTACAAGATTTTTTCTCAAAAAGTGGTTATACTATTTATTTATTTCAAGATTTAATTCAAGATAAAAATATTGAACTACAAATTTTAAACTATCAAACAACACTTTTTATTAATAATGATTTTAATATTCAAAATTATAAAGGTTGTATAAAAAACATTTTTAATATTGAATCAACAAGTAAAGATATTATTAATATGCGTTATAAAAGAGTTAACAACTATGACAAAAAAAATAGTCAAGAAGCTTTTATTATTGAAAAACAAAAACAAAATGTTCCTTATAAAGAAATTATTAAAGAACTTATTGATAATTTTAATGATATTACTCAAGAAGAAGCAATTGATATAATGGTTAAAATAGCTAATGAAAACGAAACTGAAAAAAATGCTAAAAAAGGTAAAAATATTTATAAAATAAATCCAGGTTTTAAAACAACACTTACTTTTAATAGAATTAAAAGTCAAATAATTATTGATGTTTTCAATATTGATAATTTTTATTATTTAAACACTATTCCTATTTTTTTAGATTCACTTATAAGAATAACACAAGAACAAGCAAAAACTAAATTTTCACAAAAGATTATAAATAAATTATGTAGTGATACTAATGATGATAATGTTATTGTTTATAAAGATATTGTAAGTGTAAGTGAAAAAAATATACTTAATAAAGAAATACCAAAAATAATTAATGATGAAATTGTTTATGATAAAATTATTACTGATAAAAATATTGAACAAACAAATATTAAAAAAATAAATCCCCAAATTAAAGAAAATATTTTAAATCTTATTTATAATTTTGAAGATTCTGAAAATGAAGAAGAAAACTATGAAATGACTAACAAATTATTTGTTGAAGATATTGAAGAAAATATTGGAGGAAGAATAAACAGTTCTGAACCTTCTATTCAAGAAAGTGATAAGTCTTCAATTACTTTACCTTCTGAACCTTCCATCCAAGAAAGTGATAAGTCTTCAATTACTTTACCTTCTGAACCTTCTATTCAAGAAAGTGATAAGTCTTCAATTACTTTACCTTCTGAACCTTCTATTCAA